CCAGCCCCATTACCACTAGATCCACTGCCGACCTCCTTAACTGTAATGTCTGACGCTTTGACGTTCTTAAAGGTACGACCGTTACGCTCTACAGTCTCACAAACAGCCTCGATAACGTCGCCCTGGGCTAACTGGTGCCATTCACCGTTACGCTTGACGTTAGCAACTGGCTTTTTCTTCTTGCCTAAGCCGTACCACTCACCACCAATGTTGATGTTAACACCGTACTGATTGCCGTACTGGTCAGCCTCGCCAAAGTCCTTAACGAATACCTTGTCAATCTTACCTTCAATGATCTGCTTACCCATTGTTGAAACACTCCTCACGTTGATTTCTTGCAAACTCTTTAATCATTTCCTCTGCTTTAACTGGGTCAATAATATACCCGCAACCGTTAAGCATGTAAACAAATTCTATAAACGCTTCTGACCATGTAGTCGGGTCAATATGTTTTTCAATGTAAGTGTCTGTGTCTCTGTCAGTAATCTTAATAGTCATGCTTTTCTTTGTTTCATCGTCAAATAAAAACTCTCTCATGTATTCACCTCAGTGTGTTTCTGCCCAACTCTGGCCTACGTTTACTTCTCCAGCCAAAGGGCACCTTAGCTTGAGAAACTTGTTAGTATCACTAAATGCTTTGTGTACTGCATTATTGTACCATGTAACCCACTCCTCTGCAACCTCTGCTTGGACTTCATCGTGGATGTTACCAACAAAAGTTACATCAGCCCCAGCGTCTTTAATCTGCTTATCCAACATGCAAAGTACAACCTTCATGGCTATCGCACCGCCTGACTGAAACAGGTAGTTGAGCGCCTTGTGCGTCATTAGCTTTCCTGTAGGATCTTTTCGCATATAAATCTTTCTACCGTCTAGTCCTATAAGATACCCCCTTTTCGCCGCTTTTTCAACTCTAGGCTTAAGACTTGATATTCCTGGAAATATTTTTTCGATAGCTGTAAGGATTCTTTTGCCGTCAGCTTCACTAAGTAAAAGATTAGTTGCCATCTTTCTGGCAGAACCGCCGTATATAGCTGTGTATACCTGCTTTTTAGCGTCATCTCTACTCTCCACTCCTAAGCCCTTGCAGGCGTTTAATACTCTGGTATGCGGGTCTGTGCCTTCGTGCTTATCACCGTTAACCAGTGCGTCTGTAAACTCTTTGTTGTTAATGTAGTGTGCAGCTATCCTTAGCTCTAATCCCTCAGCATCGAACCCAATTAGGGTATAACCGTTCCCTTTATGGGTAAACAGCTCTCGCATCTCCTTACCGAAAAATACATCAGGGCTGGCTTTAGGTACGTTAGCTACTACCTTGTGTGTCATTCTGCCTGTGTTGGTGCCGTTAGGGTTCACAATGGCAGGTACCCTACCATCAGCTCTGCAAGCGTTGATCCACCCAACTATCTGGTTTTTCCGGTGAGTTGCCTTGCTAAACTTAGCTAGATCCTGACCTACACTAACGTGCATCTTTAGCAGGTTAGGGCAAGGCTCGCCGTCTACTTTTAGCTTAGGGTGTCCTGTAGCAGTGTAGGCCGTAGGCTCCCAGCCCAGCTGTACTAGCCTAGCTGCTACCTTCTGATGCTGGCTTAGCTCTATCTGGTGCCACTCTATCTTAGTAAACGGCCCGCCTATGTCTTGGCCTATGTCCGCTCTAACTGCTAGCTTGCCAGACTTAGTAAACGGCTTATCTACCTGCCCTTTAGCTTCGTAGTAATAGCCCAGCATAGCGATAATGTCCGGTTTAATGTCCGCTTCTATCTGCTCTAGCTCAGCTACCCTTTGCTTTGCCTGGTTCAACCTAAACTGCCACCCAGCACGTTCCTGAGCAGCAAGTATGCTCGCCACTCTGTGCTCTATTTTCATTGGCAGTTTCCAGTCAGCTTTCACTTGTTAGCTCCGTTAGCTTGTCAATAATGCTTTACATTCTACACGATTAAAGGAATTTTGTAAATTATTTTAATCATAGATTAGGGATCACTCCGTTTCTCCTATCGGTTTAAATTTCGCTTTTTATGCTTAGCCAAATTTAGCTTTTCATGTGTTTTTTAAACCTTTTGCTTTGTTGCTAATTCGTACCTGTTTTAGCAACATAACTATTCCAACATCTCCTTAAGCAGCTCTCTGTAGACTTTATCGGTAACTTCTACATCGCGTATACAGTATTGTAACATGTCTTCGCTGTACTCTTCAAACTCTTTAAAGTCACCTTTAGGAAAACCTAGCCGCATACCCCACGCCTCTAGGCTGTGAGGCCCTACCCTTTGAGGCAGTCCCTGGGGTCGTTCACGGTCAGGGTTAAGCAGCCTGGACATAACCAAGGTATCAATCTCCATAGTAGTGTCAAAGTGAAAGAACCTCTCTAAAGCAGGTAGGTCAAAGGATATAATGTTATGACCTATAACTGTCTGATTGTTAATCAAATATATAAAATCCTCTACACCCTCAGGGCCGTAGCTGTACACCTGTCCAGTCTTAAAGTCCTTAGCCACTGCACAATGTATGGTTGTCATTGTGTCTAGCAGCCCGTCTGTTTCAATGTCAATAACGTACATATTAGAAATCATGCTCTGGTACTCCACAAATCTCTAGCCTACCTGTCATTTGGTTTAGCTTCATTACATCTGTTGGGCCTGTAAAGCCCCACTCTCTGTTTTTCTTAATGTTAATCCTTACCCTACCTTTTTGCTCATCCTCAGTCTTCTCAGGCTCTAGTGCTGCGATCCAGAAGGCAAGTTGCTCAAAGCTACCTGATCCTCTGGCTGATGCTGGATCTATAACTAGCCACTTAGCACCGTACACTTCATCGGTGTGATACCAGTGCTGGTCAATCCTACGAATATGAGCAACCATGACCATGCTGCTACCTGTTGCAGCGCAGAACGCCGCTACCTCTGACAGCACGTTATCAATTAGCTTGCGCTCGTTGTCTCTCTGATCGTGACTAAACAGAATACTAACATGGTCAAAGATAAACCGCTTAACGCCTTGGCTGCGGTAGTACCTGAGCATATGCAGCAACCGGTCAACGTTTAACCTACCGCTAGGGCCAAGATCAATAAACCAAGTCCTGCCATTGTTAATAAGACTATCATAACTGCTCCTCGCTTTATCATCTGGAATAACTGAAGGATTCAGCCTATATCTAGGCAACGGTGTGTTGTTGTCGATAGCGATCAGGCGCTGGGTTGCCTTTTTTAGATCCTCCTCTAGGAACATCCACGCAACCTTCTCATCAGTGTGCTTGATTAGCTCATAGCCTAGCTCTGCCACCCAAGTAGACTTCCCCACGCCTGGAGGTGCCATAACTATGCCTAGCTCACCATCACGCAAGCCGCCTAGCTTCTTAGAAAACTCAGGAAAAGACTTAAACATATAACCTGGCTTAATAGCCTCACGCACTAGATCGTAGCTTACATCAGATCCAGGTATGATTAGCTCTGGCTGGTACTCCTTAGCTTGAAAGCAAGCGCGAACCAGCTCTTTAGTCTTGCCTGCTTTGATGCAGTCGTTAGCGTCTTTGCAGCCTTCTGGTAACTCGGCAACCTTTAGCTTTGCCTCAGTGGCAAACAGACTAGCGAACTTCTCGACGCCTTCTCTGCCTTGGTCATCGTTATCAAGTACCAGCAAGACACCTTCAAAGCTAGTAATGTAATCCCAAGCGTCCTTTTTCTCTAGCCCGCCACAACCTGCACCGTTGGGTACTGAGCAGACCGTATAATCTTTACCTTGGCTTTTGAATGCCTGCCACATAGCCAGCGCGTCTTCCTCACCTTCAGTGATAACTAAAAACTTACCACCAGCAGGGAACACTTGCTGACCAAACAGCCCCGAGTAATCACCGATTAGCTCTACGTCTTTCTTAATTAGCGCGTTTTTACGCTTGAACCCTGAACCCTTGCCGCTCGGGTAAAAGATCGCTTGTCGGTCTGCATCGCCTGATTCTGGCTTAACTGCCTGCCTTACGCTGTACTTTTCTACCGCTTCCCGGGTTATTCCACGGTGTGAAAGATCAGCTAAGGGGTAATCATTTACTTCCTCAACGTTCCATCTACTCATTTTCAAATTACCTGTACTGTTACGATAAGTTTTCGTCCTGTTGCTGTACACTTGCTCGCCTTCGCCACTGACTAGCCCCTTGTTGATGTATCCACAGTTACTGAAACAATAACCGGAACCGTCCTGATAGACTGCCATTGAGTCAGAACTGTTACACTTAGGGCAGGGTTGGCCTGTAGCTTGGTATTTACTCATCACTACCACCGATCGGGGTATATTCCAGCTCATCCCATAGCAGACTGGTCAGGTTTGACCCTACCGTCTCGGCGTTATCCTCGCTCTGAGCTACGGAAAGGCATTCTGAGCAGAGATCAGGGGGTAAGCTATGCCTACCCTCAGACCTAGACATCTCAGACGCTGAGAAGAGCTTGTTACACGCCTTGCAACGCATGGTCTTCCCTCCTTTGTTCTTCTATTTGATCTGCCAACTGAATAACGTCGTCACCTGTCATCCGATCTTGTAGCCAGTCTGCGCGGTAACCCTTACGGTCTAACAGGTAAAATTCTAACTCCATAGGTTCAGGTATTGAACAGTCACCAGGCCCAGCCCCAGGGAACACGTACTGACGCCAAGGTTTACCAGGCGAGTAGCTTTCTATTACTACACCGCAAGGTATACCCTTAACTGTTGTTACCATATCTGCTATTTCTCTTTTACTCATTTTTTTACTCCATGAAAAGCTCTGTTAGCAGAGCATAGATAAGATGTTAGATAGTATATATAGATAGTATATATAGATAGTATGTTAGATATACTGTTAGATACTAACAGTGAGGGTAAACTACTATCTTTAATCTGTCAAGTTTTAATTACATCTAAGCTAATCAGTCCTGTTGGTTGACCTCTGACTAGCAGCTGTGGGCCGAACAAGGTCACCTCGTTTATTTCGTCATACTCGACCACGTACAGCGCAACCGGTAAGACACTAGCCCATCCCATAGCCTCTTGACCGTTCTGCTCGATGATTTTATCGCGCACCGTCTCGCAAACTTGTTTTTTAGCTTTGATGCTCGGCGTATCATCACTACAGTGAAAAACTGCCATTTCCTGTATGTCGCCCCAGGTTGAGACGGCTACCCAGTAAAAATTGTCTATGTCAATCATTTTTAAATCCTAGTTTCTAAGCGTTTCTAAAGTGTAACCCTGTAGGTCAGGGCATGTCAAGCTACTTCCGGGCCTTCTGGCGGCTCTGTGGGCGTCTCAGGGGGTGATATGATGAAGTTTGTTGGCCTTATGTCATCACTTTCCATTGCTTTTTCAATAGACAGCACCTTAACCTCGGCGATGCCTGTTCTTTCTGGCTGATCAAGGTAGATAGGAAAAGAAATCTTGTCGTATTTGTTAGCGACAAACTTGATAGCCTTTGCCGCTTGCTCCAGGTTTTCAGCCTCAATAAAAAGTTCACTTGGAACCATTACTATCATTCTATATATCGTCATTTTTTCCGCTCCATTCAAACCAAAGTGTCCAAAGGAAAAACCCGAATGCAAGTATACCAAACCAAAGGTTATCTAGTCTACTAGCAATGAACACGCAAACTATTGAAAACAATACTTTTTTCATAAACTGTAACTCTTTTTCAAAATTGATCGGCGATTAATTCGTTTCGTATTTGCTGAAACGATTCCACGGGTAACCCGTCTGCATGATCGAGCATAACCCGCCAGTGCTCAGCCGTTGCGTGGATTCCGTTAACCTCGATAGATCGTTTCAAAGCGTCCCGAACGTCCAGGCAATCGGTAACGGGTAGCGCGGCAGTAACCACGCCATCCCCGAAAATTTCGTCCAGCCTATGCATTATCAGGTTCTCTGTTTTCACTTGGATCTGGTGTACCAAAGTAATCTTCCTCAATATCCACTGGCGCAGGGCTTGTCCATTCTCCACACTCCGAACAGTGCCCCAAGTCATCGTCAAGTCCCAATATTGATGCCTCGCAACATTCGGACACAACATCCACGCTTATAAAATCATTATAATTTACGCTCATTTTCTAAAACCTCTAATTGTTGAAAGTTCAAGCATAGCGATTCCAAGTATCAGCACCCATAAAGGAACGCTTGCATGGTATAGCGTGACAGCGACGGCACCCAGTAACAGGTAACACGCCGCTTTAAATATAGCAAGTATCATAGGCTCCCCCATTGATCGGCCATTGCCTCGGCTATGCCTTCGTAGGTTTTGCTACGCTCACGCCATCGGTCAGCGCTCGGCGCTAGCCTATTTTGTCCGCTGTCTGTCTGATTAGCCCATCGTGGGCGCCCATCAACCATGCGAGGCGCTACAGTTTGAGTCGGTAACAGTGGCGGTAAATTCTTAAGCCATAGTCCCGTCCGTTTGCTGGCATCGTGCCCAAATTCGTAGGGCTGTATATACTGGTCAGCCGGTCTAATCGCTGTCCCGATCCGTCCTACTGGATTCTCAATCGCTATGCGTGACACGTTAGCATTCATTAAAGCCTCAACAAATGCCAAAGCCTCGGCGGTTTGGGCATCCCTTTCTGGTCTGCGTTTGTTCCAGTGTAACCCGCTGGCGCATAAATAAGTACACGGCGGATGCGCTATCAATAGGTCAAAATCCATGCGATCAAGCACTGATAATGCATCGTCCTGAAGGTGCCAGGGAGACCCGCTATCGTCCGGTAATAGGTC